ACCACACCACAACAACATCCTCATCGTCAATAAAACGCAATAAGTGTCAAAAATCGTCAATCAATAAAAAATAAAGTCCGACGCGCGTGTTATACTCGTATAAAATCGTGAAAAATCGTGAAATATGGAAAAAATACGCTTTCCCGCGCAAAATATGACAAATTACGGCTTTCCCGCCAAAAAATAAGTAAAATACGGCTTTCCCGCTATAAATAAGACAATTCCCGGCTTTCCCGCCAAAAATATGAGAAAATACGGGTTCGCGCCAAAAAAAATAAGACAATTCCCGGCTTTCCCGCCAAAAATGACGTCATAACTATGAGTTCAACATCCCAGTTTTCGATGGCTGTGGTTGATCGAAATTAAATGGCTGTGGTTACTCGCGTTTATAAAACCTCCGGATTTGGGGGTCAAATTTCAGTTTTGAAAGCATATAACAAACATAAATACATATATCAGACGTTTACAATTCAAAAATTGGTGCCCTTTTTTGGATTTCCACCCAACTTTTTTGGGTCAAATGAAATTCATGCATGCATGGTAGTTAGGTACATAGTATAGCAAAACTCTTGCATTTTTTTTCTACGATTGATTGCATCAAATGTGGTCTAGATTGTCGTATTTCCCTTGTAACCACTGAATTGCCTTGAATTGCCTTGAAACAAAAAAGCATGACATTTGGTCATTCTAAAATAGTACCACTTACATTCGTTTACAGTACCATCCTATTAGAGTACCACTTTCATTCCGTTAGAGTACCAGTTACATTCCGTTACAGTACCACTCCATTAGATTACCATTTTGATCTTTTACAGTACCACTTCCTTTTGAGTACCGCTTACATTCACTTACAGTACGCAGAATCCAAAATTTTGGATTTCACTTTTTTCTACCCTTTTCTTCTTATTTTTTTTTTCCTCTTTTCTCCCCCTCCTCCTCACCTATTAATAATCATAGTAGTTATAATGTCGTCTCAGAAAACTGCTATATCTCTAGATTTTGATTCTGTGTCTTCCTTAGATAGAATCGATGATTGGAAGAGTCACAACGATAGTAATACGCTAACTGACATTCTAGTAGAATCGAATGCAAAGTTGGGTACTCGAGATTCACTGGATATTCTTAAACATTCTGCATTTTTTATTATTAAATTGTTAAAGAAGTTCGGGGAACATGGTGCCCTTAAATATAAAGATAACATTGTTGATGTTAGCGGTTGGGTTCTTAATTCGGATGATGACTATATCAATGTCTATTTGTTCGAACTACCTCACGATGGTAATAATCCATTTCATTATATTAAAGTACTTCACCCCGTCTCAAATAAGTGGCTTGGTATTGCACATCTTTTCAAAGATAAGCATAAACTTGCACCTAAAATATCCGATATATACTACTGTGCGTTGGATTTCCTTAGTAAAGTAGTAATCCGATATTATAATGAGAAGAAATTCGAAGAGGAAGCAGGTTATATGACAGTCATCGAGAAGGAGTACAATCGCATCAAACGAGCTGGAGGATGTTTCAAACACGCTCTGGAGATGAAACACTTGACATGTCAGTGTGAGGTGAAAGTTAAAGAACCTACTGAAAAGGTAAGTGTCGTAGTATTAGTAATTCTATTCTTTCAGATACCTACTTATATATGTTTCCTTTCTAAACAGAAACCTGTCTTCAGTACCGATCCCGTTGAGATCAAGATCGGGCATAACACTTTCACCTTGCCTATACGTTTGATATCCACTACCCATGTCATGGCTGTTGATGAAGATATGGATGACGTTCAGGAACAGTTGTCTGCACACATTGCTTCATTTGAGTATAAGCCTCCAAATGATCCAGGTGAACGTAGGAGAAAGAAAAGGAAAACAGGAACCACACCACCATCAACACCTAAAAATGATTCTTCTCAAAATAAAACTACTGATAATCGTGATGCCACTCCCATCATTGGCTATCAGCCTATCTCCCCCCCTCGTAAAATTACTAATCAGTAATTTATTTCTATTTTAATTTTTTAGTTTCTTCGTTATTGTTGATTTGATATTTGGGAGGGGTTTTTAGATTTAGTTTTCGCATAAGAGACATTCCATTTCAGTAATTATTTTGTTTCGTTTCCTTTAAAGACATACATAACATGAGTAAAAAAGAACAATCTCTGTATTACGATGATAGTGCCGGCATCTATGCATTTATGCCATTCGAACGATTCGATCAATTTGGCAAAGCTGCTTTTAAAGTCGGTAATACTGAACAGAGCTTTCAGAAGCGACTTGGTGCTTACCATACATACTTTTTTGAAGGAGTATGGGTCGTTGCGTTAATTAAAGTATACGCAAAACGAGGTAAGAAGCTTCCGGTAAACTTCAAACAGATTTTAAATACAATAGAAAATTTTGTTTTATTAGAAATTAAATTAGAGGGTGGTGAAATAATCTATGATAAGAGAAGAAAATGGAAGACCGGGCAGACTGAATGGGTATACACTGACCCTTTCACTGTAAAAAAAATATTTCAAAAAGCTATTGTACATTTTCGAAAAATACATAAAGACTTAGGTTTTTTACTTGATTCAGTCGATATAAATAAATCTATAAAGTCTATTAACAATAGTTATAATGAAAGAAAAAAAATAAAGAATAAATATATTGGTGAATACATTTTTAATTTGTCGTCATCCAATAACAAAAAAACATAAATAAATTTCTTTTGTAAGAATTAAAAATAAAAAAAAACATGGATAATTTAAATTTATCGTACATTGATAATTGGGTGATAAAATTTGGTAAATACAAGGGAATACAATACAAAGAATTAAGAGATAGAAATTATATTATCTGGTTATTAGATAATGATATTATTAAGAACACAAATATAACCAAATATTTAAATAATAAAATAAATTCTTAGAAAAACAGAAAATGTTCACAAATAAAAATAATTTCTTAGACAAAGACATTTACAATAAAGTGAAACATGAATCTGATAAATATTTCACAGATAAAAAAATCTTACCAAGTCATGAAGAATATCAAAATTACTTCCTTAAACTTTACATGAAAAAGGGGGGTAAATTACTACGCCCTCGTATTATATTAGAAAGATCACCCCTTAAATATAAAAAATGGCGCGTTTATCTACCAGATGGATCCCATGTGGATTATGGAGATGATAGGTATCAAGATTACACCCAACATAAAAATTTAAATCGCAAAAATTCCTATAGAAATCGTCATAAGCACGACAATATTGAGAACCCCCACTTTCCGGGCTTCTGGAGCTGGCATCATTTATGGACTTACCAAGATGGTAAGAAGGCATTTAAAAATGCTGAAAAAAAAGCAATAAAATATTTCATTGAAAGTAAATGATATTGATCAAAACAAATATTTCTAACGACTATAAAAAAGGTGATAAATTTATCTATAAAACATATTTTTACGTTGAACAAATAAATGATACCGATTTACTCATAATATATGAAAAAGAGTGGAAAGATTTATATAAATTTAAAATTCTATATCTACCAATTTATAATATCGAAAATAATATCATTACACTCATGAAATTGAAAATATTTTATTATCATAATTAATAAAATCAAAAAATATGAATTTAGAAACATTCAAACCAAAATTCGAAGTAATTATTTCTGGTATCAAATATATTCCAAAAGGACATAAATCTGAAGTAGAACAGAAAGATAGTGTTGATTTTACGTTCACCGTGAAACATAAATTTAATAAAGAAGTAAAACAATTTCAAACTGCTTATGTTGTGGAAGATACAGAATTAGATATGAAAGATCACGCAAAAAATGCTTTTTCTATACTACAAATCCAAATATTCGATTGGGCATCTCTTGTTGAAAATAAAAGTCCATTGGAAGGATCTATTTTACAACTCTAGAACTTTAAACTCCTATTGCTATCCACCAAAATTGTTCAGTTCCAGCACCAAAAGAAGATCCACCTTGTTGATATTGTTTTCTCCAATTAAACCCTGTTGTGCTCACACCATTGATATTGATTACATAAAGTGAATTCGCGACATTCGCTTCCATCTGACAGATCACAAAAGGTGTACTTGTAAATGTATATCCAAATGTAATTGAACCTGTATTATTTGTATCGTTACTTTTACCATATTGTATTTTTACCCCTGTGGAAGAAACTAAAGGTGTATAAGAAGCGCTTCCTGTCCCTACACGAATATATGATCCTTGTGTCAAAATGTCTCCATTAGAGTTAAATTTCACTTTTTCAATATTATTTTGGTTAAATTGATACCCGGTCATTGTATTATCGAAATTAAGTATGTTAGTTCCGGTTCCTGCGAAAACTCGTGCTTTTGTTAAAAGATTATTATCTGTCCAACTTAAAATACCAAATGCTGTACTTGTTCCATTCATTACGAATTCTGGATGAGTTGTATTATTTTTGACGTAGAGCTTTCCATCATTAATTTGTGTATCTCCTCCAATCTCTAAAGGATATGTCGTGGGGGTTCTATTAATGCCTACACGATTATTGGTACTGTCAACGTAAATTCGATCAGTATCTACAGATAAAGTACTATCAAGTTGGGTTGCTCCTTTTACACGTAGTCCACCACTTACTGTCCCTCCGATCTTTTTTAGGTAACGTAAATCAGCTTGGTCTTGACTCATCTCGTCATTTCCTTGAGAATGAAAATTCTCTGAATTAAATATTGTCAATATTTCGTTGGGAGGTGTATAACTAACCATTTGTTTAATTTAATTTTATTTGTTTATTAATTAATATAAGATAAAAAATTTCAAATATGGATAAAAACAGTCTCATTAATTTTTATAACAAAATCCCAGATTCAATCAAATCTAAGTATTATAATCCAAACTATAAAAATCATGGAATAGAAATTCCATTCAGAATGCTCGTTTGTGGAAATTCAGGTAGTATGAAAACTAATTTTGTTTTAAATCTGATTCAAAAATTTCATGGGACTTTTCACAAGATTATACTTGTAACAAAACAACCAGATGAACCATTATATCGTTTTTTACAAGATAATGTTGATAGTGAACAAATCGATGTTTATTCAGATTTAGAAGATCTAACTTCACTTGAAGAATTAAATGAAGAAAAAGATATTCAGTATCTCGTAATATTTGACGATTTAGTATTAGAAAAACAACAACGTAAAGTTGAAGAGTATTTTATACGAGCTCGAAAAATCAGTGGGGGTATTTCATGTGTTTATCTTACACAGAGCTATTACAAAACACCTAAAGTTATACGTATTAATTGTAATTATATTATTCTTAAAAAGATAAGTTCTATACGTGATATTTCATTAATTTTATCAGAATTCAATCTTGGGAATATATCGAAATGTCGATTATTAGAAATGTATGAACATGCAATTAATGATGATCCTACTAATTTCTTTTTAATTGATATAAACAAATCAGCTTTTCGCAAAAATTTTTTATATTTGTATAATTAAATTATCAATCATGGACACACCCGAAATACGATATAAGAAATATATGAATTTACTTGATCAACAATCTTCTTTAAATAGATATTATGCAAAGAAAAATCAGCAATATCAAGAGCAAATTAAGTATGATATTCAACCAGTAGCCCCCTCTTATAAGACACAAGAAGAAGAGTTAAATGATGTAAATCTTCAAAGAAATAAAGCATATGAAGATTTGCAAAAAATTGTTAAAATTGAAGTAGCAAAAGAGTTCATTTTATCATTGGATGATGAGGAAATTGTGCTTTTCAATCAAGTATTTAGTCGTTTTAAAGAAGAAATAAGAGGATTTAAAAATTTAGATAATATGTTCTTATCCAGTTTATGGAATCGTTTTCTTGATAAAATACAAGTAACAGGGGGGATTTCAATTCCTCTTGAAGAAAGTTCATTGAAACCAGCATTATTAGACGCGGTCAAAGAAGAAGAGATTATAAGAGTAAAAACGAGGAAGGACGAAATGTATAAAACAAGAATCCAAAACAAGATTCAGACATTAGTAAATAACATTTCCATCAAAGAATTAAGTTTAGAAAATTTATATAAAGAAAAAAATTTATTGCCAAATTTACTAGAGAGAGATGTAGGGAAAGTCAATCCAGAAAATATTGATGTTATTAATAAAATCCGTGAAAGATATAACAAAAAAGATGAATCAATCAATAAAAAAATTACCAATCTATTAAATTCAATTTCAGAAATGGAGAACAAAAAAACTTTATTAGAAAATGATTTAATGGTAGTTAAAGAAGAAGAAATTGTAGGAAAGGGTTTGAAAATTTCAACACCTGAGAAATTACCTAAATATGTCGAGTTTGGTCGTTATATAATTCATGTTCCCAGTTTACACGAAAATTTCTTAAATCTGAAATATCCATCGAAAGGTTTAACAATCCATCAATTACCTCGTACAAAAATTTCTAATTCTCTCAAAAATGTTTTATTTGATGCTCTGGAAAACAAAAAATTATCACAAAATAAAATTAAACATCTCGAAAAAGATGAATTAAGACTTCTAAAAAAAGCATGTGATTTAGCTCATATCGAACATCATATTTATATTAAACAAGACGAGGAAGAATTTGAGAGGTTTGATTTGTTACGAGGACAAGTTCAAGCTGGAAATGATAATCCAGATATTATTAAAGAACTCAAACTATATCTTCATAAATTTTTAGCGGATGGAAGAATTAAACGTCATGAATTCAATAATGTGATGTATGAGATAATGAGTTTGTAATTAAAAAAAATATGTTTTCTAGAAATAAATAAAAAACCATGACCAAAACTTTAATTTTAAATTCCTCAAATATTACAAGTTCCAAAAATAACCAACTAACATTTAACTTTCCAGGTGGTTCCACACAATTTAAGGATAATAAAATAGCTTTATGCGGTATTTCTATTTATTACTCATGGGATAATATTAATTCAACTAATAATACTTTTACTTACACATGGATTGACTCAACAGTAAATACTGTAACCATTCCATCAGGATTTTACACTATTCAAGATATAAATTCTTTTTTACAAAGTGTTATGATCACAAATACACATTATTTAGTGAATAGTACAGGAGATAATGTTTACTATTTGGAATTTGTCGAGAATGCTCAACTATACGGCATTCAGTATAATAGTTACCCAGTGCCAACATCTTTACCCTCCGGATATACAAAACCAGGAGCGTGGAGTTTCCCAGGTTCAGCATCAACACCTAGAATTACAATTTCTTCTACCAATACTTTTAGTAATATTATTGGTTTCAATGCAGGTACGTACCCTTCCGTTTCACAAACAACGAATTATTCAAAAATATCTGATACTACTCCACAAATAACACCCATTCAATCTTTAATTCTTACATGTAGTCTTATTGATAATCCATTGTCCATACCTAATAATATCATGTATTGCTTCTCTCCTAATGTAACCTTCGGCTCTTTAATTCAAATCAATCCTAACTCCCCAATATTTAATAATATCAAAGATGGTTTTTACCAGAATTTAGTTATAACCATTTACGATCAAAATTTTCAAGAGATTACGATCAAAGACAATAATATTGTGATTTTGTTGCAAATTATGTAATTTATTTTCTTTTTCTAATAGTATATCACGAAATTAAAAAAAATGAGAATTTACAGACCTAAACGTAAAATGATGCTTTCGACTTTGAAAAGACAACATGCAAGTACTAAACAAGGGGGAGCAGTTGTTGTACTTAAGAAAGTAGTTTCACAACAACATAAAAAACCTTCTACTTTACAAAAACTAAAACCAATTCGATTCAACTTCTAAAGATAACTTTTTCTTAATTTTTTTTATATTTCTAATTACATATAGACTAAAATCAAAAATGTCAGCCGATCAATTGGTATTTGAAGAAAGTTTAGATGTTGATTCAACACAACCCATTTTCACCGATAAAGATTACACTTATATTTTAGACTCAAATAACGGGAGTTACAACGGTCAAATCACATTCGAAAGTTCTCAACTTTCCAATAATGATCGTTATATAAACTGGAGCGAAGCCTATATCGAAATTCCTCTCGTACTTAGTTTGAATGCTACAGCTGTAACTACAGGTTTCCATGCTGTGGCATCTCAGTATTCGGCAAGTCTCAAATCAGGGTTTTGGAATATGATTAATTCAATTTCAGTTGATGTAAACGGTCAGAACGTTGTTTCATTAACTCCATTTACCAACATGTACATCAATTTTAAAGCTCTTACTACTTTTTCACAAGAAGATCAAGAAAAATTCGGTCCTCTTCTTGGGTTCGCAAAAGACGATTCTTTGTCCTTTAATTATGCTAATGCAGCTTCTACCAACGGTATTTATACGAATAATAACCAGAATTACGTGAATATTTTTCCCACCAATGTCGCCACTGCAAAACCCGTTGGAAATACTGGACTTCTAAAACGACAACTTAATCATTGCTTTGATCCCGCACAAGTTCCATTTTCAACATTTAATTCTGCAGCTGTTTCCAGGACTATAGGAAAGAATTATTTCGAAGCAGTAGATTCAACCACTACGAACAATGGGTATAAAGTGTGGTATATTCTCGCTACTATTCGCCTCAAAGATGTTACCGACTGGTTCGATAAGTGTCCAATGGTGAAAAATTCTCAAGTCAAAATCGTTATTAATACAAATACATCCACTTCACGAGTTGCATGTACAACTGTTGGTACATTGATGACTTCAACTGCAACCAATATTTCTCTTCAAGGAGGTACTAACCCTGTTTTAATTTCTAGTGCCGCAGCCAACAACGGTATGGCTTCTCTCGTTGCACTCGGAACAAACCCTTCATATGATTTGAATTTAAGTATTCTTAGATGTACAAACAGCTCTCTTCCTGCAGGAGGCGCTAATGGATGTCCTGTGGCTTCTCATCAATCTCTAACTTCTTGTCGTTTATACGTTCCTTTATACCAATTCAATCCAGATTACGCTCAAAAAATGCTTTCTGTAGGATCTGTGAAAAAGGTGCAATATCGCGACATCTATGAATACACCGTGAATTCTGTTTCTGCAGGAGGAACATTCAACAGTATTTTGTCGAATGGTATTGTTAACCCTAAGCGTCTTGTTATCGTACCCATCCAAAATAACGGAGCTGGAAATTTATCTCCTTTAGCATCACCTTTTGATACATCTCCATGTACCACAGCCCCCCTAGCTGCTATCACTCAATTCAATGTAATGGTAGGGGGAATTAATGTATTCTCTTTGAATCAAAATTTGGATTTCGAGGAATTCCAACACGAGTTATCGGAGACCGGGGTGAACTTTGGTAAAACAACGGGTCTTGGGAGCGGTCTAATTTCAGCTCTTGATTTCCAAACTTCTTATCGTTACTTGACTGTCGATTTGTCTAGACGCTTGCCTAATGAAGATTCTATTCCTAAATCCATTCAAATTATGGGGACCAATGCATCTCTTATCGGTCTCGATCTATACTGTTTCGTCGAATATGAAAAAGAAATTAAAATTGATATTACAACAGGTCAAATTGTTCGTTAATCAAATTCTACATTTTCAAAAATTAAAATATTAGGTTTATAATATTAACTAAAACATGTCGACAGTCACTATTGAACTAACTGATAAAAATATTAAAAAGCTTCTAAATCACGAACCCACACTCATAAAATATAGCCAACTGATTTCCAAGACTCCCACTCATCAAATCATGCTCAAACCAAGAAAACATAAAAAAGTTCAAACCTCAATCAGAAAAAACAAAGGATTAGTTCTAAGTTTAGAACCCGATGAAATAGCTGGCTCTGGTATTATCGATAATTTGAAAAAACTTCACAGAGATGCAAAACCTTTTTTAAGGCGTACCGTGAGACGAATTGCAAAAGAGGGGGCTAATACTTTGGTGGATACTGCATCAAATTTTGTTCCAGGTGGTAAAATGATTGCTCCTTATGCGCATAATTTAGTAAATAAATATAGTGATCAACTAGTTAATAAAGTCGGGGATCTTACTGGAGCTTACGGACTTCCTCAACAACAATATCACAAACAGACTTGGGGTGGTAGTTTTAGACCAGCAGGTTACTAAAATTAAAATATTTATTTCATAGATACAATAAAAATGTTGACAAATAAAGAAGTTTCTGAGATTTGTAAAAAAATCAATATTCCACTAGTTGGTGTATTTTCTAAAAATGAATTACCAGATTTTGTGAAACATAGAGGATATATTATTAACTTACAAGACTCAGATAAAGGGTACGGATCTCATTGGGTCGCACTTTCTATCAATAAAACAGGTAAAGCTGAATATTTTGACAGTTTTGGGTTTCCTGCACCTAATGATGTCGATGAATTTTTAAGAAATAATGGATTTATTCCGTACACAAGTAGTGAAAAACATCTTCAAAATATTGATTCTGGTACCTGCGGCTATTACTGCATTGCTTTTTTACATTATACATTAGTTAGAGGGGGATCATTAAAAGGATTTTTAGATTTGTTTTCTCCAGATGTAGGAGATAATAATAGAATTTTAAAAGCATTCTTTTTAAATTTGTAATTTTTCGTGTAATTTTCAGAAATTATAATAAAAATAATATAATATAATAATAATAATAATAATAATAATGTCAGAAAACAAGAAAATAGATTGGAAAAATAAGGAGGATAGGAACTCGTATTTTAGAGAACTAATGCGTCAAAGGCGTGGTATTAAACGTCATGCTAATATCATGGAAGACGGATCTCTTTGGTCAGATAACCATCCATACGGTAAATTTGATACTAATGAAGAACGTCTTCAAAATATGCGTGAAAATAGAAAATCACAATCAAAGAGAACAGTTTGTCATCTTTGTAATAAATCATATTATATGGATGAATTCGAGAAACACAATTTTAGTAAAGCTCATCTATTAGCAGTAAAGGATCTAAACGTTCCTTTTTTTTAATAAAATCGGTTTTTTTAATATATCTTTATGTTTTAAAAATAAAATTAAAACAATTAAGTGCGTACAATTTTAAAATAAAAATATATTTTGTTATAAATAAACAGATCCAAATCGAAAATCATGACAATTCAAAGCCGTATCGCGAACTATCGTACCAAATTTCAAAATTTGACTACCGTGAACTCCGTGATGATCAATGGTGTCACTTACATTTTACCAAAGAACGCACAAGGAAAACTGATTACTCGTAAGATTAAACAAGGATCCGCGACTCATCGTTTATTGATTAGAAACTTTCCTAGTCAGTTCGAAAATAACATTAATTTAACAATTCGCATGCGAAGGACTGGGACACCTATCTACAAGATGAAGAGAGATGATTTTAAAAGATTAGGGTTTCGGACTAAAAAACAAGGACTTGCAAAGGTACGTTTGTTGAAAAGTCAAAATACTGTCCTTCATTCATTTGAGGATCTTGAGTCTTACTTGAATTTACATCAACATCAACAACAAGAAGATGATCAAATGGATCTACAAGAAGAAAATTTGAATGAAGATGGTAATGTTATTAAGTTTTCAGATTTGCAAAATGATGTTAAAAAATGGAATTCTGAAAATAATCCAAAGAATGAATTTTTTGAGATTATTATTCAGAGTGCCATTTCTGATGTTAAAAGGACATTTCGATTTAATTGTATTGAGCATTTCACAAATTGGATTCAACGTGTGATCAAAGATACCGAAGGAAAGATTGATGACTATGGATATATTTTAGCTGAACTTGATGTAGATGATTTATTTTCAGATTATGTTATCCTTGAAAATATTAACATAGTTTCTGGTGGATGTAATAAACATAAATTAGGGAAGAACAAAACATTTAAAAGCGCATTTTATGATTTCAAATTACACAATCCATATTCAGAAAATAATAACTGTTTTTTTCGTGCACTGGAACATATAAGTAATATAAAAATTGATGTTAAGAGAGTACGTAAAACATTAAATTTGATTCCTGGTCAGAAAATTACAATTGGAGAAGCGTATCAAATCATGAATCATTTTAATATAATACAGGATTCAATCCAGATTATTGACTCAGAACATAATTTTATATTGGAGGATGATGTTAAATATATACTATTACTTGGTAGTCATTACTTTGCAGTAGATGAGTACAAGGAAATAAATTTGAATAGAATTAAAACAAAGAGAGGATTCCTAATGTTTGATTTTGAAACAAGGAAAACATCAGAATATAATGTGATTAAAAGAACAGGTCAGCAGATTTATAAATTGAAGGATGCGATATGTGGTGTTTATTTTAGAAAATATAAAAGTATAGAAAATGAATCATTTGTTTTAAGAACGACTAAAGATAAATCCTCGGCTCGTCAATTTTTAAATTGGTTGAATGAGGAATCTAAACATCCACGAAGCTATAATATATTGGCTCATAATGGAGGGCGATTTGATTTTTATTTCTTGATAGCTGAGATGACTGATCGTGAATTATTGGAATGTAAGATTCAGATGAGAGGAACTGCGATCATTGGGATCACCTATCGCGGTAATTTGTTTCGTGACAGCTATGCATTTCTTACATCTTCATTAAAGGATCTGTCAACGAGTTTCAATGTAAACAATGGAAAAAAGACTGAACATAATCTTCATGGACAAATCATTACTTCCGAACAGCTCTGTTTCTATAAACCGAAACTTGGATTTGATGAATTCATGGATTTACAGAACACAGATACTCAGTTTTGGTCTTTGTATGAAGAATATTGTCTTTACGATTGTATTTCTCTATTTGAGATTTGGGAAAAGTTTACAACATGCATAAATTCTCTCATTGAGAAAGTTAACCCTTATCTATTGAGAAAATGTGCCTTAATGTCATCAACCACGATCGGGAGCCACAGTAAAAAGATAATTGTCGAACTCAACAAATATGGAGGATACGAAAATAAATACAAGAAAGCAATCGATCAATTCACTGGAGTTTATTACGAAGAAGAAAGAAATAATAAGGAAATGTCAAAAGCTCAATCATATTGTGTTGAGAAAGGGGATTTACCAAGAAGTTTGTTTTATCGACATGTGAAAAAATATGATAAAAGAAAATATTCATTCTTGTGTAAATTCAAACGAGGGGGGATTTCACATTGCAATAAAAAGGGAAAGCATATGTCAGGAATAACAGGTGTCGATATTGCATCTCAATACCCTGCATCTTTGATTTATTCATATATTCCATGTGGATTTTCTTATTGGATTGATAATGGAAACATTGTAGATTATAATAAGGATTTACATGGATTCTACCGATTGAAAAATGTACGATTCAATAGTCCACATCTTTTCAAACCTGTAGCATCTAAACGAGGAGAGGATGCACTCGATTGGGCAACTAATGATTTTAATGAGTTGTATGTTGACACTTACATGATCAATTATTTGATTGAGAATTATGGTTTGATTTATTTTGACATTGTTCAAGCACTAGTCTCACAAGAACATGTTAAATCTGATAAAATTTTCGGTTCATATATAAACCCATTTTACGCATGTAAGAAACAACAAGACGAATATAAGAAGAAAGGTGACCCCCTGTATAACGAAGCACTTCGATCAACCATCAAACTATACATAAATAGTTTAACAGGTAAACTCGTAGAAGATCCGTCTAAACATTATTCTTTGAAATTACATGATAGACAACAAGACGACGAAAAAATTATCAATGGTGTTGGAATTGAGAGGACATTTAATGAAGAGAAGATCAATGAATGGATTGTATGTGGGATTATGGTGTACTCATATTCTAAGCGATTGTTATTTGAATACATTCGATGTCTACCTAATGATAGTTCTGATGTTATTCATGTAGAAACGGATGGCATTTATTTCAGTACACGTTTACTTGATACATTTACAGAAAATGTGAATAATTATCAAGGTTATTATCCTGTTAAATTTGGAGATGATGTTGGGAATCTTAAAATCGAGAAATCAACAAAGGAAGGTCAGGTAGCTTACTTTTTAGAAAAGAAATTATATATGATTAGTGTTAATAATGATTACATGAACAAACAACGAGATAAGAATGATAAAAACATTTATAGGGTTAAAGGGGTACCACAGTCTACATTATCTGAAGATGGTTCGAGGAAATATTTGGTCGATGTGCAGCTGTATGAAGATCTTTATAATTGGAAACCAGTAAAACGGTCATTCAATACTTTGAAAAAATCCTTATTTACAGAGAAAACAGCCATTTATAGCTATGAAATGACAAGAGTATTAAAACCAGCTAGTCAATATAGATTTTATAACTAATTTTATGGTTATAATGTAGAATATTTTTCCATATTTCACGATTTTTCACGATTTTTCACGATTTTATACGAGTATAACACGCGCGTCGGACTTTATTTTTTATTGATTGACGATTTTTGACACTTATTGCGTTTTATTGACGATGAGGATGTTGTTGTGGTGTGGT